CACGGGCGCAAACGAAACGGAGCTTAAGTCCCCGTACCAAAGGATATTGCTATCATCGACCCAAACGGTCCCGAACGCGACGGAGCAGGGTTTGCCGATCTCAATCGTTGGCACAGATACATCGGAGAGCTGATCGGGCGGCGGCGTTTTCGGTTTCGGCGTGAGCGCGTATTGCAAGAGTGCCGCGATCACGACGATTGCGATTTGTACCCACATTTTAAAAATCCTCCTTTTCAGTAAATCGGATTACCGGCGAGCGGATTGACCGCGGGAATATAGGGCTGCCCGCCGTAGTTCAAAATGTTGCCGAACGCGTTGCAATTCGTGGTCGAGTGATCGCACCCGGGATAGACGTTCACGGCAAGCGTTGCGATGAGCTCGGGCGAGCCGTAAGCCAAGGTCAGCACACTGCCGCCGCTCGCGCTTTTGTTGATCGAGCGGCGCTGGATATAGCCCAAAGCGGTCGAGTACCACTCGATATATCCGCCGTCGAATTTCAAGCCCGCCGGCGGGGCGAGACCGGCGCAAGTGATCACGGGACCGACGACGCTCGAGACCGTCGAGGCCACCACGAAAGAGCTCGGGTTAAGGCCGCAGGTACCTGCGCCGTACAGCACATGCGCACAGTTCAATTGCCAGCGCCGCCGGAGGCCCGTCGCTTTCACTCCCGTGTAGGCCGGCTCACAGCTCATTTTGACCGAGGCGCCGGCTTGCGATTGCGACATGACGCGCCCCAAAAAGACGACGAAGCCCTCCTGGTCGGGGTCGGTTTGGTGTAGCACGGTGATGGTCAAGAGAAAATCGCCGGAGGGCGGATAGTTTTGCAGCACGGCGACAACCGCGGCATCCAAGGGGACCGTGACCTCGAGGGATTTTTTCTTAATCTCATTGCCTTGATTGATCGCGCCGGCGGCGATCGCGAGCGGCGCGAACACGTTTGAAAGGTAGGTGATATTGCGATCCGCCGTCGTGTAGCGCCAATGAGTGAGGCCGATCGCAAAATCGAATAGCAGGACCGGCTCGCCCTGATCGACCGACAGCTCATAAGTCGCGTAGGTCATATGTCGTGGTTCACACCGCGGAAAGGGGTCGTTGCGAGCGCTAACCCCGTGATCGTGGTTTGGTGCTCGATCGCGATCTCATCGGTCGCGAGTACCGAGAGCGCCATAAAGGAAATCCGCCGCACCGTGTTCGCCGGCACGTTCACGCCGAGTGCGCTCGAGATCGTCAATAACTCCGCATTGCCGCCGATGCTCGAGGATCCGGTGATCCGCCGGTAATAGACGGTCCCTTGGGTAAGCTCGATGCGAATATCCTTTCGATTTTGTACGCCGGCGAACAAACCAAAGCCCGAATTTTGACACTGTATTGTCGTGTCGCTCGAGGCGATATCGGCGGTCAAGAGCAGATCATCCTCGTAAGAAGGGACCCAAATCTCGGAGAGCTGCCCTTGGAGCAAGTACAGGAGCGCCCGGAAATTGCTGTGTGCGGTCTTACCCTTTAAAAACCAGTTGTGAGAATTGGACGGGAAACCGATCGCGGCCGTATCGATCACCTCAAGGGCGCCCGTTTGCGGATCGATCGTGAAGGTCTCGCGCTCGTAGGAGCCCTCATAGGTCGCCGTGACACTCGGGCTGTCCTCGAGCACGGGAGCGCCGCGATAGGCCGGGAGTCCCGTCGCTGGCGTCCAGTCGCAGGGCTCATCGATCTGAAACTGCGGCTCGAGCGCCGCATAGGAGCCATTCTCGCGCGTGATGCGTGTTGTTGCGAGCAGGCGCGACGCGCGCACCGGATAGAGCTTGGCTCCAATGCTCCAGCTCCCGACAACTACGCGCGCGAGGTTTAATTGCGTTGCGGTGAGGGTCAAGATTTGGATCACCTCGTAGGTGCGCGCATCCGTCAAGATGATCGCGAGGCCGCCGGCGACAAAGTCCCGCCCGACCGTATCGCATAACACGACAAGATCGCCCGGGTTGCTCGCGACGCTCAAAGGTTGCCCGTCCCACCAAATCGGTAGCGCCCACTTGAGCGCGCCCCAGCCGAAAAGCTGATTTTCGACGAAGGCCTTCTCCGGCTTGCTCATCCAAGTGAGGAAACGCACGGCGCGGCGCGGCGCGATCCTTAAAGCTCGGCGCTGCTCGGATCCGTCCCACGCGCGCAATTTGTCGGTTTTCCAACCTAAGCGCTCCGTGACCGGCGTTTCCCAGTCCGGCGTCAAGGCCCATGCGGTGATTCGCGAGCCTAAGATCGTCAGGACCACAACCTCGGCGTCCGCAAACGTGAATGTATAGCTCGCGTCGATCGTCGGCGGCCCGAGCGGGAGAATGTTCAGCGTGTAGTTGAGCTGCTGATTTGGCGTGAAAATAAGCGGCGGCGCCGGCTGTCCGGTCAATGAGATCCCGGTCGCGCCCGCCGGCGTGATCGAGTTTAAGGTCTGCGAGGTTGCGAGCCAGGCATTCCAAACGCCCACGGTAAAGACTTCGTTCGAGACCACGTTACCCAAGTTTTCGAGCGCCGGCAGTATGTGGATCCGGTAGTACCAATCGGTGATCTCGAAAGAGGTCGCCGGCCTCGAGCCCGTTAAGGATAGGTGCGTATCGCCGCGAATGACCGCCGAGCGCGCGCCGGAGAAAGGCGATTGATAGACGATGCTCGGCCAGGCGCCGGACGGCGGCCCGACCATCGCGATACGGGTATCTAAGCCCGGAGCATTCAGGCCGCTCGAGGTCGGGTAGATCTCCCTAGGTGCGAGGACGCCGGCGGTCACGCATTTTTCCGAAACGCAAAAGCGTTGTTGCCGGTCGCCGCGGTCGGAGAGCCAAAGGGTTGCTTTGAGATCACCGGAAACACTTTCCAGGTATCCGCGCCGATCGTGATCTCATCTTTCGCGGCGTTGTTCGCGATGTTGAAAAACCGCATGTCAATCACATCGCCCACGTAGGAATAAATATTGCCGGCCGCGCGCTCGAGATAGAGCGAGAGCGGGATCAAGGGTGCGAGCTGATTGAACGTATTAGGGATACGCGCGAAGGCGTGGACGTTGCGCGAGCCGGAGCGGATCGCGCCGATCGCGCGCGCCGGCGAGGCCGCGCCCGGGTAAAACCAGCGCGTTACGGAATCAATGGTTGCCAGCAGTTGAAAGCACCATTGACCGGCGCCGGCCGGATTTTCGGCGGTAAACGGTGTCCAATTCGAGGCGCCGCCCGGGCCGCCATCGCTTGAGCTCAAGCCGCCCGCGAGGCCGCTCCAGTGCGTCCCGGCGGTGTAAATCAAATTCGATAGGCCGCCGACCGGAGAGAGGCAGCCGCCGTGAATATGCAGGAAATTGCCGGAGCTGTACTCGAGGAGCGCGTGCAGGTAATCGATCCCGCCCGTATTGGTCGAGAAAAAATGGTAGGCGGTGAACGGTCCCGCCGGCGCCGGCATCATTAGAGAATAGCTCGGGCTCGTGCCGGCTTGCGCGTTGTAGGCGCTCGCGCCCGAGTAGCCGGTCGCTCCGTAGAGCTGTATCCGATCATTCGTTGTCGGCACAAAATAATCGAGATAACAGGCATTTTTGTGGACCGCGAGCCAATAGTCACCCGAGGTATAAACCGCATTGTGATCGACCGTCCAGCCGGCGGAGGTCGCAAAGGTCGCGAGCGAGTTTAAAAAATCAGCGAGTGAGGTCGGGGCGCCGGTGGCGTACATATGATTCGATCCCTTTATGCGTACTTGAACGCAACGAAGTTCTGGCGGCCCGAGCGGAAAGTGTCTTGAATTGCAAGGTAGGTATCGCCGCCCACGGTGTAGGTCGAGCCGGCGGAGTTGCCCTCGCCGGTCGTGGCGAAAACCCCGTCGAGAGTCCCGAGCAGATTCGGCGAGGTTTGGATTTGCTCGAGCCGCACAGGCAAGAGCGGATAGGATCCATCGGCATTGGTTACGAGCCATTTCATCCCGCCCGGGACGTTTGTCTGACCCCCGCCGCTATTGCCGTCGTCTGCATACGGGTTGATTTGATTGTTTCCGGCGCTTCCATGTGCATCGGTGCCCCCGTTCCAATGGTTCCACACTTGCCAGGCGGCCCCTAGATCGCAATGGAAGGCGCACGCGGGATCAAAAAAAGCGCCGTGATAGTTGGTGACGTCCGAGTGTGCGCGTGTGCAGGCGTTCGCGTCCGCGCCTTGCACGCCGGCATTGATCGAGGTCCCATCCCCGCCCGTGCCGCCGATAAAGAGCGGATACGGATATTGTCCGGGCGTGCCGTCGGGTAGGAATTTGCCTAAATACAGTGACTCGTAAACGGTCGAAATCTGCGCGATCACAATCACGCGCTGGCCGTTCGCAATGAACCAATAGGGGATGCTCGCATTCCACAGATACACGAAGGCATCGGGGGAGGTGCCCGGCTGATGGAAGAAGTCCGACCCCGAGGCGTAGCCCAAGGCGCCCTTCAAACGCCAGTTGAAAATGCCTAAGCCCGTGTTCGTATACGCGCCGATCGAGACGTAAATGTCCTCCGTCGTCGAGAGGCCGGGCGCTTTTAAGTACGTTTCAAACTCGACCGTATTAATCGCGCCGTTGGAAGCCTCTGTATGCGAGTACGGCGTCGCGTTGGTCGCGAGCTCGGTCCAGTTTTGCCCTAAGCCGACGAGCGTCGCATCGGTCGTTAGAAACGTGCGCAGCAGCGAGAGCAGGTTTAAATAATCGGTCGCGGTGCCAGTCGATACACTCATCCGAGCGAGCTCCTCACGCGCGACGGGTTGCGCGAAATGATGTTAAGGACGGACCGCTCGCCGGCGGCGGTCGCCAGATGATCCCCCAGCGTCGAGGGGTCGAGCACGTTCACAAATTTGATATTGGGCGCCACCGATTGGCCGCCGACCTGGCCGCCCGTGGCGAACTTCGGGACCGAGGTCGAGCCGCCGATGCCCTTCAATGCCCCCTGATTGATCGCGGTCAAAAGCGGCAGAATTCCGGGCTGTGCGGTGGCCTTGGCATTGACGACGTATTCCTTATCCGAGAGCAGCGTCGGGATCGAGTCGGAGGTCGAGGTGCCGGGCCCGCGAATATAGCCGCCGGAGGCCGCGGCCAAATCCACATTTGCCGCGGAGGCGCCGACCGAGCCGCCGCCCGAGAGCCCTGCGCCAAATAAGGATTTCAAGGCTTGCGCCTCGAGGGCATTGATTTCCATCTTCAAAATGTCCGCGACGATCGAGCGCGCCATGTCGGAAAACGATTGCTTGAGCGTTTTGGTCCCGGAGACCGCATCGGTTAAAAATTTGTTGATGCCGGCGCCCACGGCATTTTCAAAGCCCTGTTTTTGCTGCGCGATCGCCTGGCCTAATTGGTTCGCGCTCGCGGCGATCGCTTGAATCTGCTGCTGATAGGCTTTGGCCGCGGCAATGTCCTCGGCTTTGCCCGTGGCCTCGGCGAGCTTGAGCATCGCGGCCGCATCCGCTTGGAGCTCCGGGAGTAGCCTTTTTTGCTCGGCGACGATCTTTTGCGCCGCCTCGATCGAAAAGAGCTCCCCATCCCGGACGCGGTCCTGATAGGTTTTGGTCAAGGTCGTGAGCTCGGACAAATCCGTTTTCGCCTTCGCGGCCGCGGCTCCATAGTCGATCGAGGCGGCGCCTTGACCTGCGACCGTGGCCTCGGCTCCGGCGCGCTGCGCGTCCGTAGCGCCGCCCTTGCGTAATTGCAAATCAAGATCGGCGATATCGAGCGCCAATTTCAAGCGCGCGGCGTCGACTTTTTTGCCGGCGATCGTAAGGAGCCGCTCCTCGGTTTTGAGTGTGTCGTCATACAGGCGCCGCTGCGCATTCGCCTGCTCGTTCACATTGGCCGCAAGCTCGGACGTGCGCTTTAATTCCGCGACCTGTATCTCGGTATCGAGTTTGGCGAGCTCCTTTTTCTGATTGATCTCGCCGGCCGGGTCGTTAATGTCGATCGCGCTCGCGGCGACGGCCGCGCGCTTGGCCTTTAAAATTCCGACCTCTTTGTCGAGCTCGCCATTGATCAGCCTCGCCCGGCGCGCGTAGTAATCGGTGAGGGAAATCGTCCCGAGCTCATACGCCTGCCGATCGCTCTCTTTGACCAGCACCGCATGCGCCTGGTAGAGCTTCAATTCGTTATCGAGCTTGGCCTCAAGCAGCGACAGGCGCGCTTTGGCGAGCGTTGCGGCTTTCGCGCCCTCCGCGCCCGCATCGGCGCCGCCGGCCGCGGAGGGCGGCTTTTTTTTCTCCTCATCGCCGCCAAAGAGGCCGACCGCGGCGTCCTTCACATCGCCCGAGAATTGCTTGACGATCTCGATATCTTCTTTGAATCCGTCGCCGATCGTTTTCGCGGCCGCCTTATATTCGCCGCTCATGACCTGAACCGCGGAGGTTGCGAGGGCTTTGACATTGGTCACGCTGATCGCGACGGCCGCGGCGAGCGCTTTCCCGATCGTCTCGACGGTCAAGAGCACGCCTTTCAAGACCGTCCCGACAATCCCGCCGAGAGATTTAAACCCACTGCCGCCCGTGTTCGTCGCTTTCAGGAGCTCGTCGGCCGCCTCCTGCAGCGCCGGGGTAAACCCGAGCAAAAATTGCGTCGCGACGCCCTTGACCGAGTCGCCGAGCTCTTTGAAAGATTCTGCGGACCGGCGGATCGCCTCGATCGAATCGGTATCGAGAAATATGCCGAGCGTGCGCATGTGCGCGATAAAAGGCTCTAAGCCCTCCTGGCCGACCTTCACTAGCGCCTGGTCGAGCTGTACGCCGGCCTTGGAAAATAGCGCGACCTCATCGCGCGCACGCCGGGCCGGATCCTGGATCGCGGCCAGGCGCTGCGCCACGAGCAGAAATTGCTCGTCGGGTTTCAAGCGCGAAAAGTCCCGCACCGATATCCCAAGGTCGGACAGTGCCGAGCTCGAGGCCTTCGATCCAATGCCGGCCTTGCCCACATTGACGGTAAATTTCGCGAGCGCGTTCGTCGCGACCTCCTGGCCGACGCCGGTCTCGCGCGCGGCTCTGCCGAATGCTTGAATCGCGTTGGTCGAAATCCCGGTTTGTTTCGATAACCGCGTGAGGGTCTCGGCGCCCTCGAGCGTGCTTTTAAAAAACTCCTTGAATTTCTCCGCGACCAGCACGAGACCTAAGCCGCCGATCAGCGTCTTGCCGACCTCTTTTAGCTGATCGTTTAAGAGCTTCATCGAGGCGGAGGTCTCAGCTCCCGCGGCTTTGCCCGCGCTCGCCATTTTTTGAAACGCGGCGATGACCTCCGCCTGGCCTTCGGCCGAGAGTCTGACCCTAACGTCCGCTTGATTCGCCATTTATTCGAGCTCGCGCAGGATCGGCGGAGGTCGCGGCGGGTCGCTCTTTTTCCCCGAATGGGGCGCGATCGCCGCCCATATGGCGAGATCTCGCTCGTAATCGTGCAAGGCGACCGCCCGCGCCCGCACCCGGTAGGCGATGAGCGCCTCGCGGATCGGCCAGTGCAGCACGCTTGCCGCCGCGTCCGGTCGATAGTCGGCGAGCTCGCGCACCATCAAGGCCCACTCTCCGAGGATAGGGTCGAGCTCTCCTCGAGGGGGTTTGCGGGCTGCGCCTCCGCGGCGCCGTTCCGGCGCGTCGAATAGCTCGGCGAAGTCCGAACGGAGAGCAGCCCTTGCCGAAAAAAACCGGCGACTAAGCTCGTAATCTGCGAGGTGATCGCCGCTTTATCCTCCGGCAGATGCAGCCGGCGGATAAAATCCGCGGTCGCGCGCATGTCGATCGGGCGCCACTCCAAGGGATCCGAGCCGGCCGAGATCAGCACGCAGCCTAAAATCTCGAACACGCTCCCGGAGCTCATGAGGGTGCGGTAAACCCTAAGCGCCAAGCCCTCGGCGTCCTCGCCGTCGTGCATGGTCACATCGGCCAGGCCGCACGCGCTCAGGAGGTTCAGGAGCGTCACGTCCCATTCAATTGTGCCGCTCGCGATCACGTCGAAATCGCGGCCGCCGAGTTTTAGCATTGGACCCTCCCGCTGTTGTAATTCGCAAAAAGGCCGACCGATTGCTCGGCCGGCCTTCCGTTGGTTAGCGCCGGCGTGAACTACTTTACGCGGTTTGGATCAATCGGCCGATGGGCTGGCTTGCGTGATTGACAGTGTCCGCGATCACTAAGCCCTCGAGCGTCCAGTTTCCGAAATCGTCCGCAATAAAGGCGAGCTGCCCGGTCGGGGTAAAGCTCACATGCCAGTACTCGGCCTCATAGGTCGGACCCTTGACCGGGTTGCCTAAAAATCGCACGTAGGCATCCACGGTACCGACGCTCGCGACGCTGATCGCGTTGTACGTATAGGCCGCATAAATATAGTCAGCGGTGAGCGCCGATCCCGGCGTGATGGTGACCGAGGTCGGCATCAAGTAAATGCGACCGCGCACCAGGTCCGCCGTGTAGTCGGTGCCGAGCACCAGGACGGTCGAGCCCTGCTTCACGTCGGTCAAGGTCGTGACATTGCGGTGCGCAAGGTCGTAGTAGCGGTTTAAAACCGCGCCCCCCGTCGGCGTGATCGTCTCCGCGGTGATGGTGGCGCCGGCGCCGGTCACGGTCGTGATCGTGCCTAAGAGCGCGCGCGCGAGATTATCGAGCGTGTACTCATCCCCCGTGATCTTTAAGGACACGGTCTCGCGCACGACGCCGCGCGCATAGAGCGAGCTCGAGGGGTCCATCGATTCATATTTTTCCTTGATCTCGACTTTGTTTTCCGTGTCGAAGGTCGTCACGTTGCCGATGGCTTGCTGTCCGGTGCGGTTGCCGTTGGCGTCGAAATTGTCGATATAGAGCATTCCGCGGCCGAGCATGACAGAGGCCGGATTCGGCGCGGTGGTGTAGGGTCCCGTGATGGTAGGCATTTAAAAAACTCCTCAAATGAAAGAGAACATCGCGCCGAAAACTCACTGTGTGCGCGTCGGATCCGACTTGATGGTCGAATACAGCACGCGAAAATCGAGCTGCAAAAGCGTGTAGGGCTGATCCTCGGCGGCGTACTGCCACTCGAGCAGCTCCTCATAACAGTCCTCCGCGAGGCCTGAGAATTGATTGCCGCCGAGCTTCTGGCCGATCCATACGTAGATCGGATCCAAGGTCGCGCGGGCGGCGAGCGCCACGGTGGCGGCGATGCGAATCTCGATGCGCATCGTAAAGCTGCGCTTTACAAAATAAGACCATCGCCCTTCCTTTTCCGTCTCTGCCTGCTCGCGCAGTTCAAACACGGAAACCGCCGGGAGCTCGGCGGCCGTGTAGGACTCGAGGCGGGTATCGTCCGCGGTCGGCACACCGCCGGGCGGGCTTGCATTGATGGCGGCAATCGCCGCGGTGACGATTTGCGAGCGGACGGAGGCCGTCACAAGACGACCTCGCAAAGTAGTTGGTCAAGGCGCCGTCGCCCTCTTGATTCTGGTCGCGGATCCGCATCGATTTGCCGTCGACGGTCAGGAGGTGCTTATTTTTCAGGCCTAGCGGGAGCTTGCTCGTTTGCACGGTGACGGTGATCTCAGTCCCCGAGACCCCCGAGACGCCCTGCGAAAGCAGGACATCTTTCCCGACGTAATCCACGATCCCGACCGTCGTCGTCGGCGGGCTCCCGGCGATCACTATGGCGACGCCGAAATCGGCCAGCATTGCCGGAATATCGGCGTCGCCATAGAAGCCCGTCAGCACCTCGAGGCCTTAAACGGTCGGGAAGTACACGAGCACGGCGGAGGCCGGGAACGCAGGCGA